CCCCCATGGTAAATCTTCTGGACCCTCACACAAAGGTGGGTCGAACCTACGGTTCGACATCTATACCCTTGTGAACAAGGCCAGAATCCTGAAGCTCCGAGGAGCCGCAGGAATTCCAGAAGATTGGGCCGGGTTGGATGCCAAAAAGCGGAGGAGAATATTCGCCACCGCGGCATCTGGCCGGAGGTGGGACAATAAAGTCCCAAAAAGAGAAGATAGGTTAAGAGAAAGGTCCAAAGATCAGGACCTCCCTCCTGGAGTTATTGAGTTCGTGGATGCGCTCGGTATGCCCTTCTGGATGCTGACAAAACCGAATAACGATGTAAAGCTCTTAGGACCGAAGCCGAAGCCCCGTAAGAAACCGCCACCGCCGCGCAATCCGCTCTCTGACCGTTGCAAAATGGTCCTAGACCATCAATCGGCAATCATGGAAGCTCTCAATCTTGTCTATGGACAGGAGGGTGACCGGATCTGGTCACCCTACAACCGCCGAATAGTCAAGAGAAAATGGGCCTTCCTACGCCAGGTGATGACCCAGGGTATGCCTTTTGTCAAAGAGTGGTGTGACCAGTGCCGCCGAAAGTCGTTCGGTCTATCGGCACCCGGATTAAGGAATCGCGGTAAAGAGCCCGAGAGGCTCTTCATCGCTTCAACCTTAGCCCGGTCACTCTTCCTAGAACCCACCCATGAACAGGTGGACAACAAGAAGAAGGAAGCGTTTAGAACGTGGACGCAACCTAGGATAATCACAGAACCCCTCCATGAATTGGTGGAGTGGATTCGGGAAAACATGAAGCCCCGGAAAGAGACAGTAGTTCGCGAAGAAATGCCCGAGGGAGTGATCCTTCCCCTCGACGATACATCACCCTGGGATCATGATTGTATCGATTCTGACGATGATGAGTCCGAAGAGGATATCCTCTTCCCTGCCTCTACCCTAGGAACCAAAGCGTGCTTCGAAAAGTCCTCCCAGAAGGGAGGGGTCGCCCAGGCGATACTGGAGAATAGTGCAGCCAAGCTTTACAGCCAGCTACGCATCCCCGGTATGATGCCGGTGACCCATGAGCAACTTCACGAAGAAGCAGTTGGCATCCTAGAGTCGAGGATTAGACTCTCGACCCTTCCACGCCTTGCTTTGGCAAGGGCGCCTGAAATGGCACAGAAGGTCCGAATCGTCACCAAGCATGACGCTCACTTGGTGTACATTTCTAGGTTCCTGTCTCGGAAACTCGTTAGAGCATATAAGAACTTCTCCCCTCTCAAAAAGGGACTTAAGAAAGAGGAGTTCAGAATACATGCTTCAGGCCCCAGTCCTATGCTGTACTCAGCTGATTGGAAGAAGGCAACGGACTTTATGTCTCACCGTCTTGCTCAGGTGATCGTGCGGACCTTGATGGAACAAGCTGGTTTTGAAGCCAGATATGTCGATCTAATCCCGCATATTCTAGGATCACAAGAGGTATACGACGGGGACCAATTCCTTGGCGTTACATCTTCCGGAGTACACATGGGTGTTGGTCTGGGTTGGATGTGCCTGAACGTAATCAACTCATACTGTGCTGAACGAGCCGGGGCTCCACGGAATTCTTATGCCGTGTGTGGAGATGATCTTATAGGATATTGGAGCGCTCCGATGATTAGCCAGTTCGAAAATCGGATCGATTCACTCGGCTTGGCATTAAACCAAGAAAAGTCCTATAAGTCCCCACAAGGCGGCGTATTCTGTGAAAGATATATCCGTCCTGTACAAAGAAGGGTTGCAGAGTCCAAGTCCTTCACCAGGATTGCCGAAGCAACCATGGCGAAGACCCGATCCAAGAAGGAGAAATCGCGTACCTTGTACGTCGTTCTCGACAATCTCAGGGGGGTTCAAGGACCTCTGCAAC